CGTAGCCACCACCGGCACAAGACGCCACTCGTTCTCGTTGTAGGTCACAGTGCGCATGATTGCTCCGGAAGTTCTGGTATCGGGAGATAATGAGTTGGCTTGTTCTCTGCCGAGAATCCGGCCGTCCACCAAGTATTCGAGAAAGCCACCTGTGGAAATCGGCTAGGCGTAAGAAGAAGGATCATCTTTCGACCATTCTTCGGCGCACTCTCAATCGGCAACCACCCATCCACCCGCGCCCCAGCCTTGTCGGATAGGTGGGCGTCGATGGCTTGAACGAATCGCTCACATGTCTCGTAGCCAAATTCGTGTCCGTGCTTCGACAGTTCATCGCGGACCATCTCCAACGTCATCGCGCTACCCATGGCTTGGCTTCCTCTTGGCTGCATTGCATTTCGGACATGTTGCCTCACCTTTTCTAATATTGAATTTCCATCCGAGCTTTCTCGCATCAGCGCGGCAGGTTGAGCCAAGTTCAGCCGTAAATTCGTGGGGAAATTCCTCGAACTCGTGCCCACCGCGAGTAACCGACGCATAATCGTAGTTATCGCAGTACAAATGCAGTGAGTAGCAACCAGCGATCATCTCACTCCCCCTTGCCGTCGTGCGCGGCGATGAGCTTGCCTATCCTTTCGGCGGCAGATCGATAACCGCGTTGGTAACCGCGCGATTCGTCGTCGACCACGTGGAAAGGGCCTTTTGCGTTTTCTACGAAATCCTTCAATGCCTTTAATGGGAAGCTTGCACGTGCTGATTCTCTACCTCTATTCTCAGCTTCAATAACCGCATTTCCGCATTGGCGATGACGGTCGCCATAGGCGACCGGACTGCCACAGACGTTGCAATTACCACGATCGTCATTCTCATGATCCACCGGCACGCTCGGCTGCGCGGGTTGTGTATCCAACTTCTCGCACACTGCGTTGAAGTCATTTAGCCGTACATAAAGGCCCTGTCCATCATCGAACTCAACCCGGTAGATAAAAAGTCCGTGCTTTGCAGCCATAGCAGTGCCGGTGTCGTTATTCGGAACGGCAGGTTGTGCATGAAAGAGGTATTCGAGGGCGTCAAGAATAGTTGCCCAATACTCTCGGTTCTTCGCCCATCCGGGGTTATGTGACGATGTCACAAGCGTATGCAGATACGCCGTCGCAGCACGAACCTCATCACTCACCACCCTCGGCGCGGCAGGCTGCATCGACTCCAGCGCTTTCGCCACATCGATCATCGTTTCCAAGTCCTCGAAGTATGTGACGCGCTCACGAAACAATGCCCGTAAGGCAGTCTTGAATCGCGGCAACAGGTCATCGACGGCAGGCTGCGAGCGGGCGGATTGCGACTTCTTTAGAAGATTTCTAACGAGATCGGCATCTCTCTTTCGATCCATATAGCCAGAATGATCCAGTGTGTAATCTACGCACTCCAAGCGAAGTAAGGCCGAATCAGCTTTTTCGTCATCACACATTTTGGAGCTAATAAACAAACAAGCTGCCTCCCAGGCATGCCATGCCATATTTGCCTCGGCGTCGGCATAGTGTCCTTTCTCATGACGGTTGACATGCTCTACGTCAAAGAATTCATCAGTCATAACCCACGCCTCAAACGCCCTCCGCTCCGCTTCCAGTTGTTCGCTGCTCATTTCTAGCTCCCGGTGTAGTTTCTGCACGCATCGACGACGCGCTTGCACATGTCTACGTCAAACATGCCGATATGGCAGTCCTGATGGCGAATACCCAGCTGATCGGCAAGCCATGCGTAGCAACTGCCGCGCTTTCTATCTCCGCTCTTCCACAAGGGGTCGAATGCAGCATGTGCAGCCATCTTCGCCTTGCGTAGCTCAGCATTTGCCAAGCGACCTAGCGGCTTGATTGTCCCTGGATGAACGCCAACCATTGCATCGCAAGGCGTGCACTTGTAGAACTTCTTTGCGTACAGATCGGGGCGATGTGGATATACCTGTCTGCCGGTGACAAGCGGCGCGTTCTTACCGCAGTAGTCGCAACTTACCGGCGCTTGGACCTTCGCGCTCATTTCTTCACCTTGGCGAGGATGTCTTTGCGACGTGCGTTGCTTCCATCCATGAATGGAAACATGACTCCTGGCGTATCATTTCGTGCTACGAGTTCGGGCCCAACCAACCCCTCCACCACCAACGGGATCGCGGCTTGGAGAGCTTCCCTCATGTCTTTCCTTGAGTGGTCATTCTCCTTTCCGTCCCACAGTTCGCCCCAGTAAACCTTACAGGCCAAATCCACAATCTCATCGCTAATTTCCACGGCGGTCTCCTGGGTCATTTGCTCGGCCATATGTCTTGAATCGAGACGCGGCATGCTCCAATCCAATCGTTTATCTGTGTAGCGTTGATGTTGGATCGAATGGTTTCTATATTGGCTATCTGGGAACGATCAACTCGAAGCATCTCAGCCATGTCGTATTGATCCATGCCAGCTTGTTTTCTAGCGAAAACCAGATTCCCAATAAGCTCCGCATGAAATCCATCTAGCGAAAATCGCTTCACTCTTGGCGCTCTTGGTTCGCAAGTACAGCCAAGATTCGGGCAGTTGGGAAAATCCGGGCAATCGCGCTGCCATTTCTTAGCCATCACTCACTCCCAAAAGCTTGAGGTCAATATTCGTTAGGATCAGGCACATAGTATCCATTCTCCGCAGCTCGTCGCTGTATGAACTGATAGAAGTCAGAGAACTCGGAAGTCGTCATGGTTGAGCTGCGCTTTAATGGAACCTTACGTTTCTGTCCCATGACTTCAATGACTTCTGATCCGTGGTATTCAATAAGAAAGTATTGGTGCAAGTCCTCTGCATCATTGCCGGTAGACTCAGACAGCGCCTTATAAGCTATACCCCATAGCGCTCTATTCTGCTGAACGCTTCGGCTCTTACGGTACTGACCTACCGTGACCTTAACTTTCTTCCCCGACAGCACCGTTCGCATAATATGCGCTATGCGTTCGACGGTTTCAACACGTTCGGATAGGTTTTCGGATAGTACGAAAGACCTAGTTTCGGAAGACATGGCTATCCCTCTTTTGAGGATTCGCTATGACTATCCTTGAACTTCGGCATTTCTTCCTTGAGCCACTTTCGTTCAGTTGTCGTGAAGCAACCGCCCTTCGATGGGGCCAGCCAAAGCTTACGTTGCTCATCCTGGCTAAGCTCAAACCATGCCTCAGCAATGGCATAGCCATCGGGTTCATCAGCTAGTAAGTGGTCTTTGATCGTCTGAACTGTTCGCCAGTTACGACCTACAGCAGCTTGATGGTCGTTAATATAACGAGCATTCTTTTCTTCTTCGGATTCCTCGCGACCATCGAAGGTATCGACCGATGCGCTGTTACCGTCATCATCCTCATCGGCCTCGACAACGTCAAAGATCATCTTTAGAAGGTAGCGACGACCATAGCTCGTAGCCGAACCGTAAGCGTGCGTACGGGTCATCACGTCATTACCCTTGGCACCCTTGCCATCGCAAGGCATATCGACCTTGTACGTGCGTGTATGTCCGTCTGCGTGGCTTACATAGCACAAGAAGCGAACCTCTAACGGATTGATCGGCTCGCCTGTATCAAAGCTCAGCGAGAATCCATGCCTGATGTAGATCGGACGCAATGCCGAGTTCATCTTTCCATAGGTCACGTAGGAGCTGCTGGTTTGACGATTCTGCTTATCCCAACCAATTGCCCTAACCTCGGACTGAGCCGCATTCATAGCATTGTTAAACGCCTGTTCGGCTCGCTTGCCATCCATCTCGCGCTTCATGGCAATGATGCGCTCCATCTTCTCGATGTCGATGGACGGATCGGACGATGCTCGGGAGATGAGAGCCAATAGCGAAATCGACTCATCCTTCCCATTGTCTTGGATTGTCTGTAGTTCGGTCACGATTATTCCTTTAGGCGTCAATCAAGCGCTCAAGAAGCGAGCAGGGATCGAAATGGTTCCAGGCGTCGGCGTCGGCGTCGGCGGCGGCGTCGGCGGCGTCGGCGGCGGCGTCGGCGTCGGCGGCGTAGGCGTAGGCGGCGGCGTAGGCGTAGGCGTAGGCGTCGGCGGCGGCGGCGGCGTCGGCGGCGTCGGCGGCGGCGTCGGCGGTTTTCTCATCCGTCATAGCCTTCCATTTATCGCCAAAGCCACGCTTATCAGCAATAGGTTGAATATGCGGAAGAACCGTCTCCCACATCCATCCAAGAATGATATTCATCCGTCGCTTTTCGTCGTCTTGGTTACGACCAGTACCAGCAGCCAAGGGGAGGAGAGACTTCCACTTAGCACTGTTTCGCATATCGCCGGGCATCGAGTCTTGCACTCGAATAATCCAACGCCCGATGACATAGGACATGCAATCGGGAATCTTGTCAGTCAGTTCACCCGAAAGTGCCAGATTGATGGCAGCTATACTGCATGCCGATTCTTTGTTACCCAAGCCTTTAGGCAAGACATGGTTTGAAAGGTAATCGGAAATCTTGCTCTGCTGTTCGGCAGTGATGGTACTCATGTGGGTTCCTTTGAGTTGGCAGGCTATGCCTACCGAAAGATGAAGAGGATGACGCCAAGAATGACGTCTATCGCGGCCGCGCAACGGAGAAGATCACTCCATGTCTGGCGGTCATTGGTGTTCATTGCTCGCGTGCCTTGAGCATGGCGTCGGCCATCATGTAAGACCATTCTGCCACTTGCTCGAAATTAACATTGCTATTGAACATGACCATTGCTTTGGCCGCGAAGTAGTCGCGCAACAACATACCGTGACCCTGCCACTCAGCGCTCTGGACAGGGAAGGCCGGTCCGCCATCATTTTTCTCGATCACTTGACCACTCCAAAGATAAGAAAAACAGTCACAGATGCTAGCCCAAGCACTATCCAAACCAGCGGCGTATCAGCCTTAGACCCAGCCGAGCCGATAGCGTCAACGAGCCGGATCGTCCGCGTATCCGCCATAGCCTCACGAACCATTCGCTTAGCCACGACCGGCATCTGCCTGATTCGCGTCTCCAGCTCCCAGCACTCTTGGCACTGAGGCGTTCCGGGTAGGCCGCACCATTTGCATTCGGTGGTCATTGGGCTCTCTCCTTAGCTTCATGAACCAGCTTCTTAGCGTCCATGAATACTTCCCATGCTTCATCCTTTGTGGAGTAGCCACCAAAGAAATCACCATCATGGGCATAGTCCCACCCAAGGGTATAGCTGACTATCTTTCCGGCCTGATCGCGATTTACCTTGAAGTAACTCACATAGCTATGGCACTCAAAGTTTGGCTGATCCCACATATTTCCATCGGGGTTGAAGTTCTCGAAGGACTTGTGGTTATTCCATATGTGAAGGTAAACGCACCATCTGTTCGGATCGTCGCCACCTTCAGTATGCCTTGAAACTACGACGCAGAAAGTCTTATCGGAGTGCTTCCACTCGTCCTTATGGCGCCATTGAATGGCCGGCTCATGGGCATGAATTTCCATCACTTCACCCCAAAGTATTCGTCAAGAATAGCCTCATCCAGCTCCCACTTGGAGCGCATCTTTTGGACAAGTCGAAGATAGCGTTCGCCGGACTTTAGCCAAGCTTCGAACTGATTGATGAGTTCGTCTACATCATCGTAGAGGTCATCGCGTACCGATTGCTCCGAATGCCATGGACGCGATGACAAGATCATGAAGACTCGACCCACATCAACGCCAGTTTCCTCAAGGAACTCAGTCCACGTTGCCGCATCCTGCTTGAGAAGGTCTAGGTAGAACTGCTCGCTATGGCCGTATTCGCGGATGGCTTGTTTCCCGGCGTGGGTGTTCATATCACTTAACTTCCGACTGAAGAAGTTCGATGAACTTATCAGACATTTCCTTTGATTCCTCGATGGAGAATGCCTGCTGATAGTAATGTCTAATCATTTCACGAAGCGAAGGTTCCGTTCCGGCATCAAAATAGGCCATTTTTACCCTTGCATCGAAAATGTTCTTCTCGTTCACTTTGCCTTCCCCGTCTTGGTTGGTGAGGTGAATGTACTCCGTTGTACATTTCGTGTCAACACCCCTTGCGCAATTATTTTTCGTGTCGTATGATCCATCCACGCAATCGGAGTTGTTATATGAGCATTGACGAAAATCGAGCATACCTAGCTAAGCGAGTGGAGGCTAAGGGGGGCACTATGAAAGCCTCCATCTTCTACGGAATCAGCTATTTCACCTTGGCCAGCATCCTGAACGGAAACAGGTCCATGGGTGAAGTTACGCTGCAACGCATCAAAAAGGCCGATCCGAAGGTCAATGAGCACAAGCTCCGGGCCATCAAGAACTATAAGGGGAATGATCTATGAGCCATACGCCTGGACCGTGGCATTGGAGTGATCGCTATCCCATGGTTAGTAGTGGAGAAAAAACTTGGTCTCTCATCGGTGAGGATGGCTACGGGATACTTTCCTGCGATGGCGTTGAGAACAGTCCCCAGGGCTTGAATGATGAAGCCAACGCACGCCTAATCGCCGCCGCGCCTGATCTTCTTGAGGCCATCCAAGGAATCAGATCTTTTGTTGAGATGTTCAATGGCGATCTGACAAAGATAGACGCCGCCATCGCCAAAGCAACGGGAGAAAGTCATGAAGCCTGATTGGAAGGATGCGCCCGAATGGGCTAGATGGTTAGCAATGGACGATGATGGGTCTTGGTGGTGGTATTCGATCAGGCCAAAGAACTACGGGGCATACTTTGGTCTAAGAGGAAAGGTCGGTCGCGTAGAATCCGCGCTAACTTATGACAATGTAGACATGGACAGAGAGCCATTTGAATTTTCACTGGAAGCTCGCCCATGAACACCATCGACCTACGCCAGTGGGACAACTACCAGCATTCCTCACGCATCAACGCAGATGGCTTCATAGAGCTACAGGACGGTGAGCTTTCTGAGCTTAGGGCAAAGCTATGGCTTGCTGAGAACGTTGGGCAAGCGCCCAGTGTGGAAGGTATCGAGACGCGGAGGGTGAGGTGATGGAGGTCATTTCTAAGCCAGGATATGACGCACTTTGGGCTGATTTTGGCTTGTCCTATGCATCGTTCCTAGTGATGCCGCGCGTTCTCATGCATGAAATGCCTGATGAGTGGCAAGGAAAAATGGCTGAACTTCTAGCTGAGTGGCATGACGCATGGAATTGGCCTGATGAAATAGGTAGTTCTGTGGTCTGCCACCAGATAGATGGGAAGTTCGCCCCATGGCCTAGATGGATTCTTAACTATCGTAGGCCAGATGTGGATTACATAAGTACTATGAAGCGCAATCCATGAGCACGGCCGCCGAAAAACGCCACATGTCCCGGGTAGCATCCCTTCCATGCGCCTGTTGTGGTGTAACAGGTGTTCAGGTTCACCACATCCGGGAGACGATGGGCATGGGCCAGAGGGCTTCTAACTGGCTGACGATACCGTTGTGTCCTGATTGCCATACTGGCCCGAATGGAATCCACAGATCGCGCACCATGCTCCGCATCATCAAAGCCGACGAACTAACGTTGTTATCTGACACGTTGAGCAAACTTTACTCTTGAGGAAAGGCTATGTACTTCACTGGCGATACCTTTGACGATCTTCTTGGCCAAGCCAAACACATGTATGACCTTCAAAAGAAGAAGGCAGACGAAACTATACCGAAGGTCATGAAGTTCGATTCGATTCCATCTTTCGCGGGCTTCTATTCAAGCTCACTCAAGGTCAAGGGCGGCTACTATTCAAGTGATAGAGATCCTGTGACGGTCGCAGAATTCGATAGCTGCTTGGAAAAGTATCTAACATCGTTAGATGAGAAGGAAAAGGAAGTAACGGCCAAGCATGAGGCTAACAAGCCCATGATGGAGAATAACAAGATCATCCGCGAGAAGGTTTCGCTCATCATGCGTGAACTTGGAATACCCGGGACTTATCAAGAACGCGACTACAAGAGTAAGTCTCGTACTCCAAAGTATGAAACTAGGATCGCTGGCTATGAGGGAGATTTGCAGCGAAACGTACGCATTGATGATGGCTATGACTTGGCTATCAAGTCTATCCAGAAATCCCGCTTAGATGCTAAATCTTATGTAGAAGGCAAGCGAAAGGAATTGGCCTCGAAGGAGGCGGCCGAAGCTAAGATCAAGGAAGAAAAGCGAAAGGAGGTTGTTCTAGTCCATCTTCGTGTCAAGTATGGCGCAGACCCCGAGGATAGCGCCAAAGATGTACTGTATGACCATGTCTTACCGAAAAACAAATACCTGCGACTGTATCACTATCTACTAGCCAATCGTGGTGATTGGTCGGAGGGTTACGATTATGCCGAACAGGGTATCGATGGTTTCTCCATTGAAACCGAAGAAGATCAGCGAATCTATGATGCCATTCGAGATGTTATCGACAATAGTGACGGGTTCGTAGATGGTCGCGTCTTCCGAGACATGGAGCTTGGCTATGGTCATATCTTTGGCCTTGTCAAAGACGAAACCCTGATGGCTGATTACAACACTCTTACTTCGTACATAGTCTAAGGAGGGAAACTCATGACCACATGGCTAGACATGAAAGACGCGCCTAGGGATGGTACTGAGGTTCTTCTATGCACGGTAGGAGGGCAGCGCATTGTATGTCGTTATGACGAAGGGCCTTACCCTTGGTCATCGACAGGAGTTGGATGGAGCGAAAGCACGATGATTGGCTTTGTGATTATGCCAGATGCCATCACGAAGGAGGATGTATGAGCTATTCCATCGAAGACATCATTAGACGTCATCCAGAAGTCCTAGATCAGGACGGCATGATCCATATCCTTATGGATGCTTTTGCCTGTGGTTACTTTCAGGGAGCGATAGACTATTTGCAGTATGAAACCATGGAGAAGGGAGAACCAGAGTCTTCCGCAAGGCATTGGGCCAAAGACTGGCCGTATGCCGATGAGCTATAGATATAGGAAAAATTCCTATAAGAATAATTCCTAGGTTTGAACGGACTGGTCAAATGGATATTGACGTTTAGGCAACATCGTAGGAAAATTTAGACGTTAGCGATAGCTAATACCCGGGTTGCATCGGGGCAAAGAACGACGGTTGATTCTCCTAAGCGGTGGGTTGTTCGCCCTCACAAGGCACACAAGCCACCGTCGTTCGGGATGCAACCGGACAACTCACCGCTTAGGGGATTCCATGAGAGAGCATCACCGTATTACCCATGCCGCGCTGCAAGAGCGATGGCCTCATCTATTTAGCATCCCGGTGCCTCTCAAGATAGGCATACACAAAGACTATGCTCAACTGGCTGACCCGCCAGTCAGCAAGGTCATGTTCAGTCGATTTTTGTTCATGTGGGTTCGCCGACCGGCTTATAAAAAAGCGATTGAGAAGTCATCGCATAGGTATGACCTGGATGGCCGTATGTGCGAAATGGTGACCAAGGATACAAGGTCATGAAGCATGTAGGCCGTATAAAAAACTGGTCAAAGTTTCAGCACTACAAGAATCGCTGCCCACCTTGGATAAAGCTTGAAAGAAAGCTTCTCGATGACTTCGAGTTTTCACGCTTGCCTATTGCTAGCAAGGCGCTACTTCCCCTCTTGTGGTTGCTAGCAAGCGAGTCAAACGAAGGCTCTTTTGATGCGGACATATCTTTCCTAGCTTTTCGTCTTCGGTGGACAGAGGATGATGTTAGGTCAGGTCTTATACCTTTGATAGATAAAGAATTTATCTCATGTGCTAGCGAATTGATAGCAACTTGTCAGCATGATGCTATACCAGAGACAGAGGGAGAGGGAGAGACAGAGGGAGATTTATCTAACCCTAAAGGGTTAGAAGTCGGAAAAGATTCCGACGCGCCTAAGCGTAAGATTCAGAACTGCCCAGTTCAGAAAATCATCGATTTGTACCACGAGATTCTTCTGCCTGAGCTTCCTGCGGTTGAGAAAGTGACTAAGACCCGAGAGGGATATATCCGGCAACGTTGGCTGCAAGACCTCCAAGAACTTGACCATTGGCGGAACTACTTCCAAGACGTGAAGCGGTCCAATTTCCTAATGGGTCGAGTCGATGGGAGAGATGGGAAGCCACCATTCCGCGCTGATCTGGAATGGCTCACAAGGCCCGGGAATTTCACCAAGGTAGCCGAGGGTAAGTACCACCGATGAACGACGATTATTTCCCGCAAGATCGTGGCTATATGCCAAAGAAGAAATATTCCTCTCGTGTAGAACGTCAGGAAATGGCAACCGAATCCCCTAAGTGGTGTGGCGATCCTGATTGTCGTTCTATCTACCATCCAGCGCGCGGTCGCGAAGGTCCGACTTTCAGCCGAGGCTATGCCGACATCGCGATATACCTTGACGAAAAGACGATTTATCGTTGTCAGTCGTGCTATCTAGAAACGATTTATCGCGCGGGTAAATCACAAATCCAATGCGCTGAGCGATCAGAAAATAGGAAGGTGAAGGCATGAGCCGTGAACCGGTGTGGAAACGCGTTCTATCGGCCCTAGGGTTAGGTCCACTCACCATGAGCCAACTAGCAAAGATGCTTAGCGTGACGCAGCAGTCTATTTCGTTAGCCTTGGCTTGGTGCATGAAGCATGGATATGTGGTTAGAAAGGGCTATAAGCATTACAAGCATGGTCAGCCGGCACGCCTATATAGGTTGGCTATGCCATGAGTGCCACAAACGCCATGAAGGTCTTGCTCATCGTCCAGAACGCCATTAATCGAGACGAGCATGTGCTCATCTCTGAAATCGTCCCGAAAATTCGTGATCGCATGGGGTACAAGCGAGCCAACGCCTATCGCCTAGCTCGTAAGGCTTTCGACGTATTATGCATCGACTACGATGGTGATGAAGTTAGGGCGAAGAAAGACAAGCTTCGCAACATTCGACCGGAGGTTTAAGTGAACAACGAAACGTATATCAAGGCGCTTGAGAGTCGGATTGTGGATCTTAATGGCGTCATTGATAGCCTTAGGATTCAGATGGATAGACTTAAGAAAGTTCATCCTGTTCGTAACGATGCGATCATAGTTGGTCCCGTAACAAGAACTGATTCTAAGGATTTTTGTACAAATTATCGTAATGCTGATGTAAGTCTTGATGGCATAAATGAAGCTGCTGCTTGGGTTGCTTTAGAGAATTTCGCAAAGAGTAGGAATCTAATGTGAGACGCTCAGCACGCACGGATGACAACCACTCCGAGATAGTCTCAGCTCTTCGCCAGTGCGGCGCGTTCGTGACTAGCTTGGCTGCGGTAGGTAAAGGATGCCCAGACTTGCTTGTGGGATTCCGTGGACGCTGGATGTTGATCGAGGTAAAGAATGGGAAGAAGTCGCCATCGAGGCGTGATCTAACGGACTGGCAGAAAGACTTTCATACGGATGCCTTCACCGTAGGTTGTGGCGTCCACATCGTTAACAACATTGACGAAGCGGTTGCGCTTCTGGGGATTGGGTGATGAAGCCTGACTGGAGGGATGTTCCTAGCTGGGTAAATTACATGGCTATGCATAGAGATAATAACTGGTCCTTGTTCGAATTTGAGCCGAGTTTCCTTCATGTAAGTGGTAGATGGACTAGTGGAATGCGTGGGAGGGTGGAGCATCTTGGTGGCGAAGATGGATGGCTTGATACTTTGGAGGAGCGTCCATGACCTACACGCCAGACTCATCAGGATTCGTCACTACGCCGCCTCCCATGCGCCAAGTAGCCGACCGCATGGGATCGATATCGCAGCGGGCTATGCTGTGTCATAGGGGATGGCATGAGCGAAGACAAGTTATTCGCTGGTCCCATGCAAAGGTCGTGGAAATAAATCATTTACCTGTAGTTGTTTCTTTAGGTCAATGGGTTCCACGTGGCAACAAGTGCAAGCACTGCGGGAGGTGGGTGTGATGTATGGCGCAGCAGCGGTTCAGATGGCGATTAATATCGCAGAAATGCATGCCCGTCAGCATGAAGAAAAACTCATCATGAAGATGCCAATTGAGCATCAACATGCTGCATGGAAGGCCCTTATGGAACGACGAGAAAAGCAACGTCTTGAAGCTGTGGTTGAACGCAGGCATCGGGAACTGTGCGAGTCTATCGAGAGGGCTGGTGAGAATGCACGCCCTAGGTCTTATGACTTTCCAGGGCTATTCTTATGAAGACTAGCCGCAAAGACATCCTAACCATCGCCACCATGTGGTTCGTAGCGTCACTTCTGGCCACTGGCGGCATGATGGCTATCGATTGGTGGTTGATGTGACGTACTGGGACTTCTTCACGTCATCAGGAGCATTTCTTGAGGCGACGGCAAAGCTAGCCAAGGAGTCGTGCGGCAAGCACGCCTACGCCACAGAGAAAGCGGCCAAGCGCAAGATGAAGGAGATTCGCAGGCGTAGGTCTTCTACGACTCGGCGAAAGTTTGGCAAGTTTGAGACGCGCGTTTACAAGTGTCAGGTTTGTTCGCAATTTCACCTTACTTCGCAAGAATTTGAGGAATAGTTATGGAATGGCAAACGATTGATACGGCTCCGAAGGATGGAACTAGAGTGCTTACGTCATACAAAGGTGTTGACGTTAAAGTTAATTACTTCAACAGTCATGTAGGTATTGCTAGAGGCTATAGGCTTGGGCGTGAAGCATGGTGGTTTTCTGACCAAGATAAGCAGCCGACGCACTGGCTACAATTTCCTAAGCCACCAAGCGAATGACCTATTGATTCGCGCCTGAAAACGTGGATACTTGATTTATGGGCTGCGCGCTGGGGTGCAGTTGATCCTTGCAAGATCGACGCGGTGAGTTCGATTCTCACGCGGTCCACCAGTTCAACCATTGCTAGGCCCGCTGAATGCCCTTCAACGGTCCTGCTGTGAAGCACTACTGGGCTACGCGTCTCCCAATGTTTCTCCCTAGCACCAAACACGCGTCCGTCCGCCTAGCAATGACTTATTCGAAAAGTGCCGGTTCGACTCCGGCTGGGTGGTAGACGGCTCGGTAGCGACGAGATGCGGTTCAATTCCGTGATGTGGCCTTGGTAAGCCAAAGACCCGCGCCGTCCTCTCGCGTAATAGAGGGCTTTAGTTAGGTGGTGACACGTATGTCGGAGTATGAACGACTAGACGGGCTGATAAGCTGCCGCTCAGAGCCGATATAAAACGCATACGCCAGCCACCTAACTAAACAGTTCTTCAGGGTATAGCTCAATCTGGTAGAGTTCCGGCCCTGGAAGCCGGTTGTTGTAGGTTCAAATCCTACTGCCCTGACCAGTTTTGGAAGTGAATGCGAAAGCTGCTGAGCCATCGTAGGTTTAACCATGCCGAAGGGCCATCAGGGATAAGCGCCTGACACTTCCGCCAGTTATGAGGTTGAATGCCAGTTGCTGACTTGGCCAAAGATTACAATTGTCAGGTATCGGGGGAGAAGCTGGTGCACAGTCATATCCTAATAGACAGAATCCGATGCATGTCGGGATCAGCTCCGACCAACCTCTACCCATATATGCCTAATGGCATAGGCCATAAGAACTAATTGCATTAGGCGTCTAATGTAGTAATCTACTCCCAAGCCAACGGGAGAACGATATGAACGAAACAGTCTTTAAAGGTTACGACGAAGATGGAATGGCTCTCTATGAGATTCCCTTCGATCTATGAGTTCTAACGCAGAACGAGTCGCTAAGAGCCGCAAGAAGGCCGTCCAAAAGGGCGCTCTTAGGCTTTATGGGGTTATCTCACCCGAGGCCCATGAAGCGGCTCGTAAAATGGTTTCCATGGGGCTAGCCAGTTCTATCACTGACGCCATAGAAAGATCACTTAAGATGCGTGCCAGTTTTTACGACGCATCAATCCTTTGACTCGCCTTGATTTGTCCGGGTACTATGAGACAATGAGCCATGAGAAGCGAAGGTAGCCAAGTCAGATGAGCTGGGTTAGCGCTTTCAGCAGTGGAGAACTGGCGGTCAGCGTGACCTATCAAGGTTCGCCTCTGTTTTCTGGATCGGTTGGCCTCAATGGCTCCGTCAACTTTGACGATGCCAATTCTGACTTCACTTGTACGTTAGCTGTCGATGCTAATGGTGTTGTTTCCCTGACCAGCACAGCAAACCCTGAGAATTGGACGGGCGGCAAGTACAGCGTCTCCTTGGCAGTTCCGGTCATCGCCAATCTTTCGGGCATTCAGCTTATCCAATGTGCCTCTGATCCCGATATCTTCGGGGGAACTCAGCTTTCCAGCTTGAGTGATGGCGCTTCGACCAACTTCGAAGGTTCGACTTTCGTCTATAGCGCGCTTCCTGCATCGACTTTCGGCATGAGCGCAGTCCCAGGAGGGGCTTGATGACGGTCATCTATCTCACCTTCCAGCCACAGGTCGAGGAGACGGTTCCTTCCGTCCCTAAATGCGACGAGCTGGGCCGTGCAACGCGTACCTACGTCAGCGGCTATACCCTTACCAGGGCCAATGTCGCTCGCGTCCGTCGGCGTGCTAGGCGCTGCGTCGTGGCTAACTTCAATGGAGCGCTTCCTAAGGGTCGGCTCATCACCTCTGTGCGCTGGGAGACCACTTCTCCATGGGCTTTGTTCATGTCGAACGCGCGGATTGCCGATGGTCAGCGTGAGACGATGGTAGATATCATCTTCAACTTCTCCGGCTGGGGTGGATTGCTGGCTACCGTGACTTTGGACAATGGCGAGGAATACAACGCCGAGTTCAGTTTCACAGTCATTGATACGCCGCTGTACCCGACGGCTGACTATCCGACTTCCAATGGGCCGTACAGGCTCGATGCTGTTTATCCACCCACATAGGTTCGTGTATGGCCAAGCTGACCTCCAAGGCTCGTAAATCCCTCCCGAAGTCCGATTTCGGTTTGCCCGGTAGCAAGAAGTACCCGATGCCGGATAGAAGTCACGCCGCTAACGCCAAGGCCCGCGCTAGTCAGCAGGAGGCTAAGGGCAATCTATCGGCGTCAGCCAAGGCTAAGATCGACCGTAAGGCCAATCGAATCCTTAAGCGCGGCGGAAAATGAGTCCGAAATACCTCCAATTCTGTATACACATGGCCCTGCATCGGCCTAAGAATCAGGTGATTTCGCCTCATCTCTTTGGGCTAGCAGTGGAACTTGAGTCCTTAGATAGGAAGGCGCGAACATGAAGATGAAGTCCAAATCCACCCTCCCTTCCGGATCTCGTGGCCGTATGGAGTTCAAGGGCAAGCCCGCTGCCGTCAAGAAGGCCGAGAAGATCGACCGGAAGTCGGATAAGGCGATTGCCAAGAAGACTGGTACGAAGTGGGTCGGCTAATATGGATGCGCTACGTCTAGTTCCACCCGATGAAAAGAGGCATCAAAGGTTGGTCGATGCCCTGCGTGAGCTACTTAGGCAGGCGGAAGCTGGCGAAATCACTGGCATCTGTGGAATCGTGGAACTGCCTGGGGATAACTACCGCAATATAGGTAGCGAAACCTGTTCCAGGCTGCAAACGGCAGGAGCGCTACTTGATGCGGCTATCAATCGGCTAAGTCCTTAGGTAGCCATATTTGACCCGGGTAATAAATGAGCGGTACGATTGTTCCACGTGGAACATAGAGAACCCCAATGGCGGCTCGCACCTTAACTTCGGGCACTAAGACATTCTACGTCTATCTTCTGATGGACTGGAACGGCAACCCTATGTATGTAGGTAAGGGGTCTGGATACAGGATTTCAGTCTCGGAGCGAAGGTTCGGCTTGAGTGGAATCTTTCTTTCTTGGCATCTAACTGATGAGGAAGCCTTTAGTGCTGAAAGAAAGGCAATCGAGAAATTTCAGCCTTGTCTTAATAAATGCGCCGGCGGTAATGGCGGTACTTGCCGAACTCCTTCATGGGTTAGAGAAATCAATGAGGTTGGCACTAAAGAGTACGCTAGGCGTCTTTGCTTGAGATTTGGTAAAGGACTCATGGGTTCAGATAGCTACGAAGCCCTGAAAAATACAGGGTGCTTGCAGATATGAAATTCGAGAAGGGCAGGTCAGGGAACCCGGCCGGCAAGCCTTCGGGAAGGCCCAACAAAGCCACTTCTGAGTTTAGGGATACCGTCCGTAGGCTTCTTGAGGATAACTCCGAGAACGTTGGGCGTTGGCTTACACTGGTCGCCGAAGGAAATGGATCTGATAACTCAAAAGCCGATCCTGGGCGTGCGCTTGATCTCATGTCCAAACTGGCCGAATACGCAGCTCCAAAGCTTTCTCGATCTGAGGTGACTGGTTTGAATGGAGGGCCGATTGAGGTCTCCGAAACTACATCTGCCGAACTGGATGAACGCATTTCCGAACTTGAGGCCAAACTGAAGGGATGAGCTTGAGCATTGCCGAGAAGCAAGAGTACGTCGCGCTTCTTGAGGAAAAGCTCAGGAGGGAGGACCGTCGGCGCTGCCGGACTGATCTTTTCTTCTTGCTCACTGAGGTTTTAGGCCGCAAGGACATCGATAGGCCATGGCTCAAAGAGCGCTGTTCGGAAGTCCAGGCCGATCCTGATGGATTCCTAGACCTGTGGGCACGCGAGCACTACAAGTCAACGATCATTACTTACGGCCTGACGATCATGGAAATCCTTGGGTCACATGGCGATGATCCGTTGCCTAAGTACAATGGACGCGAGCTGTGCTTTGGCATATTCAGCCACACGCGCCCCATCGCTAAAGGCTTTCTTCGCCAGATCAAGACCGAGTTCGAGAAGAACGACCGTTTGAAATATCTTTTCCCCGATATCCTATGGGAAGACACTCGCAAGGCTCCCAAGTGGTCTGAGGACGATGGTATTGTCGTCAAGCGCAAGTCCAATCCTAAGGAATCGACGGTTGAGGCGTGGGGCGTCGTGGATGGTCAGCCGACTGGTAAGCACTTTACACGCTTGATATACGATGACTTGGTGACTAAAGAGTCCGTGACGACGCCGGACATGATCGCCAAGACGACCGACTCTCTGTCTCTGTCCTATAACCTCGGGACAGATGGTGGTGTAATGCGCTTCATTGGAACACGCTATCACTACAATGACACCTACAAAACCATCATGGACCGAGGTACAGCCAAGATCCGTCTCTATCCGGCTACACAAGACGGCCAGATCGATGGTGAGCCTGTTCTATTGGACCGTGAAACATTGGCTCAGAAACGCCGTGATATGGGTCCATACACCTTCGCCTGTCAGATGATGCAAGACCCGAAGGCTGACGAGACCCAGGGATTCAAAGAGGAATGGTTGCGCTACTACGAAGGTCAGGCGCATCTCAATACCAATCGGTACATTCTTGTTGACGCTGCTAGCGGTAAACGCCCATCCAACGATTACACAGCCATGTGGGTCGTTGGCCTAGGTCAGGACGCTAACTATTACGTTCTGGATGTGGTTCGAGACCGTCTCAATCTTACGCAGCGCGCCAAACGGCTCATTGAGTTGCATCGTAAGTGGCAACCTATTGGCGTTCGCTATGAGAAATACGGACTGATGGCTGATATCGAGCACATTCAGTACATCCAGGGCGAGCAGAACTACCGCTTTCACATTCATGAAGTAGGCGGATCAACGCCTAAGAATGACCGCATCAAGCGACTCATTCCCCTCTTTGAGTCGAATCGGTTCTATCTGCCTAGATCGCTGCATCGCACCAATTACGAAGGTAAGTCCTTTGACTTGGTGGATAGTTTTCTTAATGAGGAATACAAGGCGTTTCCGGTTGCTCTTCATGACGACATGATGGATGCCTTAGCCCGTATTGCCGAGCCTGATCCTGAATTGGCGCTTGAGTGGCCGGCCGCAACAGCCGAAGTTGCCTTAACGTTCGAAACCCAATTCTCACCCGCTGGTTTCGGTCAGCGCGCCAATCTATTCGGAGGCTGACATGGCCAAACAGAAGACCTATCAGCCGAAAGGCTCTACGCCAGTGGGGAAGCCAAAGGAGCGAGACGGCTTTACGCAGAAGATGCTGGAACGCGCTCAGGATGCCTTTCACTTCGATACGGAGCAGCGCCGTCGATGCGTCGAAGACATGCGCTTCGCCTTCGAGGCTGGCAAGCAATGGGACGTTCATCTAACGGCCAAGCGTCGCAATAAGCCGAACTACGAGTTCAACCGCATTCGGCAGCTCATTCGTCGGGTAACGGGCCAGCAGCTCAAGAACAAGCCGAACATCAAGGTCCGTGCCGTTGAGGATAATGACAAGGATGTGGCCGACATCTATAACGGACTCATCAAGAATATTGAGGTTCAGTCATCGGCTGAGAACGCTTATGACACAGCCTTCCAATGGGCCTGTGGTGGCGGCTATGGCATTCTTCGGGTTACAGCCGAGTACGAGCCGGGAGATAGCTTCGATCAGCGTCTATGCATCAAATACGTCGCCGACCCCATGACGTGCTTCTGCGATCCCTCTGCGCGGGAGTTTGACCGTTCGGATGCCCGGTTCTGGTTCGTCACTGAACTTATCCCACGCGAGGAGTTCAAGAAACGATGGCCTAAGAAAGACCCAATTGACTTCGATGTCACTAACGCGACGGATACATATGACCGCGAATGGTTCAACGAAGACGAGATTCGTATCGCCGAGTACTGGTATACAGAGCCAGAGACAAAGACCATCTATATGCTTTCGGATGGCGGCGTGGTCAATGCTGATGAGTTTGACCTAATCAAGGATGCGATGGCGAATCCGCCTATCGATCCGCAGACCGGACAGCCCGAATGGGAGCCGGTGACTATCAAGAATGGCGCAGACGGCAAGCCCATGATCCGCGAGGTTGAGACGACTTGCGTCTACTCATGCCTTGTCTATGGTGGTGGTCAGCTCGAAGCCCCGACCAAATGGGGTGGAACGATGATCCCGATTGTCCCTCAATGGGGTGATTTGGTGGTCATCGATGGCAAGCAGATCTACAGCGGCATGACCCGTTTTGGGCGTGACTCGCAGATGATCCATAACTTTGAGATGTCTACCCTAGTTGAGGTGGTGGCAAAGCTTCCAAATAGCCCAATCAAGGCCACGCCTCAGATGATTAAGGGACTGGAAAGCTACTACGAGCGTCTTGGGTATGACGATCCGCCAGTTCTTCTCTACAACCATGATCCATTGGCTCCTGGCGCCTCGCCTAGTCGTGAGCCAATGTCACAGATGCCTACGGCCCTCATTGGCCTAGCGAACGTTGCTGGCGACGAGATGAAGGCTACGCTGGGCGTCTATGACGCTTCGCTTGGCGCTCAGGGTAATGAGACGTCCGGACGGGCTATCATGGCCCGCAACACGCAGGCAGATACCGCCAACTTCGTCTATGTGGACAATCAGGTCAAGGCGCTCAAGCGATTGGGTGAAATCCTTGTGGATGCCATCCCACAGTATTACGACGCTGAACGGACAATCCGTATCCTTGGCGACGATCTAGGTGAGAAGTACGTTCAGATTAACCACCCTGTCATTGGCGCAGATGGTCAAGAGCATATTGAGAATGACCTGACGCGTGGCAAGTTCGACGTGACCTGCACCGTCGGTAAGGCTTACGACACGGCTCGCATGGAGCTGGCGGACCTTGGGCAAACCTTGGCCCAGACTCCGGGTCCGATTGGCGCTATCGGCCAATACCTACTTATCAAGTCGCTTGACGTTCCGGGCATCGATGAGGTCATCACGGCTGTCCGTAAGCAGCTTGTTAATTCTGGCATTCTTCCGCCTGCCGAAGGCGACCCTCCGCCGCCTGCGCCTCAGCCTGACCCTCTTAAGGTCGCTGATGCCGCGCATAGGAATGCCCAAGCTCAGCTTGCCGTGGCTCGCGCTCAGGATATCCAGGCGAAACAGCAGTCGGAGATTCAGAAGAACGAAGCCGATGCTGCTGAGACTATTTCGAAGATTCCAGGTCATGAAGCTGAAGGTCATCAGACGATGATCCAGAACGGCCAAGCTCTAGCACCAGCTCAGCCCATCGGCACCGTTGTTCCACGTGAAACACCGTTGCAGGTTAATACTGGCGATTACACAGGAGGATTCTAAATGTTAGATCAAGCAGTATCTAAGCAGACCATCATTGCTGAAGCGACCGATAAGCTTCATGCATCTATCGATAGTGCAGAAAATGCGTTTGAATCGCTCAAATCACGACTCTCTCATGCACTTTTTATGATTGGCCCCGAGCCAGCTGAAAAGGAGGCTAACAGCGCCCAGCAACCCATGGTAGAGGCCATCTCTCCTATTCATTCTGCGGCATCACGTGTTGCCAAACTTGAGAATGAAATTCAATCAGTTATCGCCCGATTAGGAATTTAAGTAAAGCAGACTTGACTCTTTCGACGAAGGGAATACCATGAGCACCGAATCTAACGTGGTTGTCGCCACGGATGCGCCTCAAGCGCTGAAATCCATCGACACGAGCAGTAAGGCGGTTGTGGAAGCTCCTAAGCCTGAAAAGGTAGTGGAACCGAAGCCAACGCCTGAGCCAAAGACTGAGAAATCGGTAGACCCCGTGGAAGGGGAAGTAACACCCAACGCGCCAGACGCGGACTCTCCACAGAAAGGCGAAAAGCGCCTTCCTCGCTGGATGAAGGAAAGGCTGGAACGGGAACGGCAAGTAACGGAAGCTCGGACACGAGAAGCAATGCTTCGCGAGTTCCAGGCGGCTCAGCCCCGGAAGGATGTGGCCCCAGAGGTCGAACAACCGAAGCTTAAGACGCTGGAAGACTTTGATTTCGACCAGAATAAGTACACCGATTACTTGGTGGACCAAAAGCTGACGATTCGCGAACAGAATGCCAAGCTCGAAGCCGAGAAGAAGAAACAAGCCGAAGCCGCTGAGACCTTCAAGGCCCGCGTCGATTCTTTTGAGGAACGTGCTGGCAATGGAGCATGGCAGGATATTATCGATTCGCCTTTGAATACGGATGCGGCCTATAAGCCGTTGACCGACTTGTTCATGGGTGACGAGCATGATCTCGACATTGCCCATTTCCTGGCTACGAACCTGAAAGAAGCGGATCGCATCCATAAACTGCCGCGTTTGCAGCAGATCAAGGAAATTGCGAAGTTAGCCGATAAGTTCGAAGGTGGCTCGCAGGAAGAAGCTGTGGACACGCCAGCCAAGCCAGCGCCCTTGCCAAAAAAGACCACAGCCGCGCCACCTCCTCCCAAGACGGTCAGCGGTTCCGGCAAGCCTTCGGTCGATATCCTCGATCCGAACCTATCGACGGAACAGCGGATTGCAGCATGGAGGTCTCAGCGGAGGCGTTAATCACCTTCCAAGGAGCCTTTAAATGGCTAACCAGCTGCTTACCACCGATATGATCGCTGACCGCGCACTGATGCGGTTCAGCGAAGCTCTCTCCTTTGTTAAGACCATCCCGCGCACCTACCAGAAAGACTTTCAGGAAGGTGCCCCAGCCATCGGCGATACCTTGCGTGTCCCGGTGCCGCAGCATGCAGTGATCCGTCATGGCCGCGTCGCTCAGCCAGCTCCGTTGCAGACCATTCCGCGCACGGTCAAGATCATCGATCAGGTAGGTTTCGACCTGACTTATACCAGCGCCGAACTGGCCTTGGACATCGAGGAATTCGACCGTCGTTACCTGTCTCAGCAGGTAGCCGACTTGGCCGTTTCGGTTGAAGCGGCCGTTCAGCAGTTAGCCTTTGACTCGATCCCGAATCAGACGGGCATCGGTAATGCCCAGTGGACTCAGTTGGCCTACGCCAATCTGGCTCGCAAGTACATTATGGACAACGGCGCAGGTCCGTCCACCATGAAGATGCTGACGAACTCGTCGGCTGAAACGACCATTGTTCCGGCATTGGCTGGACTGTTCAACGCTCAGAAGCAGATCGAAGTCCAGTATGAAGATGGCGTGATGGGTCGTGCGGCCGGCTTTGACTGGAATAGCTCGACCGTTTCCCCGATCCACATCAACGGCGCCGGTACGGGCTATCAGGTCAATGGCGCTACGGAAAGTGGTTCGGCCATTACCCTCAAGACGGGTACAGGCGCGATCACCAAGGGTACCATCATCACCTTTGCGGGCGCGGTGGCTGTCCATCCTCAGACCAAGGTGAGCTTGGGCTATCTGCGTCAGTTTGTGGTTACTGCGGACTACCCAGGCGGTGCTGGCGATATCTCGATCTATCCAGCCTTGACCGTGACTGGCTCGGAGCAGAACGTGACGGGCTTCCCGACCAACTCGGGTAACGTGACGATCCTTGAGGCGGCTAGCGCTACCTACGGCGGTTCCTTGGCCTATCGTCCAGAAGCCTTCGCTTTCGTGACCGTCGACTTGCCAGAATTGAATGGCTGGAAGACCTCGCGTCGCCAGTTCGAAGGTGTCTCGATGCGCGTCACGGAAGGTTCGAACCTTGTCGGCGATCAGAACTTGACTCGCTTCGACATCATGTATGGCTTCGGCGCGCTTCGTCCTGAATGGGCATGCCGTATCGCCAATGATCCGTCCAACCTTGTGCCGGCTTAAGGAGATAAACCATGGCTGCACCGATCCTCACTAACCCCAATGTGGCTCAGCGGTCCGATCAGACGTGGTGGGCCGCGCCGATTGCCTTGGGCACAGCATTGCCGAGTCCGGTTTTTCTGTCTGACCTACCTACCACTGATCCGCATGTCGCTGGTCAGCTTTGGCAGGACCCGACTGCGGCAGATGGCGTCAAGCAGAGTCAAGGCTAAAGAATTGGGGGCGAAAGCCCCCTTTTCTCTCTAGGAGAAGAAAATGGCAAATGCACATACCCAGTTGTACGCGTCTCAGGGCAATGGCGGTAAGGCTACTGTAACTGTCGCTCAACTTGGCTCAGCTATTGGCGGTTCCATTCCGACCGCAACGACGACGGTTGCTGGCACCGTAAAGCAGGCAACTCATATCGCTAATGCCGCTGTCCCCTTTGCGGACTTGACCGCTGCTGCAAATGCTTACAATGCGCTCTTGGCGGCATTGCAGGCTGCTGGTCAAATGGCCTAAGACTATGCGCGTCGAAAACCTCATTGCCCGATCCCTCCGGCTGATCCAAGTCATCGATCCTTTGCAGTCTGTGAAGGCACAGGACATGGAAACGGGCATCTTTGCCCTGAACGCTATGATGGCGCGCATTGAGGCGGACGGAACTGCACTTGGCTGGTCGCCCGTGGTGAATCCATCGGATGAGTTACCGTTGCCGGTGGAGGCAGAACAGGCTATCGCTGCCAATCTGGCCATCGTCGTAGCGCCTGAGTATGGCGTTACGCCGCTTCCGACCATTCAGGCCATGGCATTGCAGGGTATGGAGGCGCTGCTGCGTGACGTGGCTGTGGCGACGCCTATTCGACCTATCTTGTCTGTCCCGTTGCCGGATAACTGGGATATTCGCGATATTACTGGAAGTAGTTGGTTTTCGGGTCCATGAAGTTCTCTCCCGTTCCATTCGTTGGAGGCTTCTACGCGGACGAAACGCGTCCGTGGTCTGTGCAGGACTGTGTCAATTGGCTACCGACTCAGGCCGAAACGTCAGGTACTCGTACGCCGACGATCCTTAAGACGCCGCCTGGATTGAAGCCGGCGGCAACTTTTTCAGGCGGTGGTCCCGTTCGGGGTACCTATAACGCTCAAGGCGTCTTCCTGACTGTTTCAGGAAATAAGCTTTATCGGGTCAACAATGACCTCACAACAACTTTGATTGGAACCATTCCTGGGACGGGTCTAGTCAAGTTCGCTCATAACCAGCAGTCTGTGGGCAACCAAGTAGTTATCGTGAATGGTTCGGCGGGATGGGTGTATGACACGAATGCGAAGACGCTGACCAAGATCACCGATGAAGGCTATCCGGGGGCGATCAATGCCGTTTTCCTAGATAGTTACATCGTTCAAATCGAACCAGCTAGGCGCTTTGCCTTCAATTCTGCGGCAGCTAATGCCACTCAATACAACACGCTTGATCGATTCACTTCGGAAGTCTCACCCGACCTTCTGATGTCATTGGCTGTCACTAACGATGAGCTGATTCTGTTTTCACAGACGACGACGGAGTTTTTCCAAGTCACTGATGAGGCGGAACAGCCTTTCAGGACAAAGCGTATCAGTCTGACGCGTGGCTGTGGTGGCCGCTACACCGTAGCCAATCTGGACAACACGGTCTATTGGCTCGGTGATGATGGAATCTTCTATGTCCTCGCAGGCTACTCGCCGCAGCGAATCTCGACGCGGCCTATTGAAGAAGCCATTCGCGGACTGAACTGGGATCAGGCATTCGCCTTCACGTGGGAAAGTGCAGGCCATAAGGTCTGCTACTGGACCTTCCCTGATGGGACTACGTGGGGATGGGATGTTTCTGCACAGCAGTGGAGCCGTCGTCAGTCCTATGATCTGAATCGTTGGCGTCCCTCTTCTATGACCTTTTGGAACGGCAAATGGTATGCCGGCGATTTCCAAACGCCTACTCTTTGGGAAGTCGATTGGGACTACATGCTGGAAGGCGATCAGGAGTTCGTTTCAGAGCGTACGACTGGCGTCATTACTGACAACCAGAATCTCCTTATCGTTTCTCGGTTAGAGCTTTTGATGCAGGTCGGCCAGGAAATAACGACAGCAGTTGCCGCACCTTCTACTCGGTGGGAAAGTGCGCTGGGACTTCAATGGACCAATACAGGGAATAATGTCACGCTTCCTTTCTCGGGAACGGTAAGTGGTTCATTACTTCCTTCGGTCGTTCTGTCGCAGGCTCAAATAGCTATGCTTCTTAGTCCAGGTGAGACTATTGTGGGTATTCGCGCGGCTGGTACGTTGACGGTCAGCGCATTCACGACCGGTTCTCAGACGTCTTTTCACTGGGGACCCAATGTTCAGTCACAGCCGACTGCTGTGGGCGCGAATCCGTTTACACTCGCGGAAACCACATGGAATGGTGTTGGTAACGTATCCCTAGGCGCTTCCTTGATCGCTGGCGGTACTAGCATCACCTTCGCCATGTCTCAACTGGACATTGAAATACTTTCGCCAGCTCCTCCTGTTGAGGTTTCCAACGAGCCTGATAATTTTGTCCGGGTACAATATTCAGACGATGGCGGTAACAACTGGTCAAACTGGGATCAGGTCTCTATTGGCGAAGTCGGCCAGTACAATGAACGTCCCGTTTTCACGCGTCAGGGACGTAGCCGTCAGCGTGTCTACCGAATTCGCTGCTCTAGTCCACGCAAGCGCGATCTCTTAGGCGCGGTCATTGTCGTGCAGGGGACTGTCGGATGAATGCCCCCATTCGATCCTTGCCTAAGACTTTCGATGTCACACGGGCATTGTCTGAACTCGACGCCCATCCCGAGCTATGGAATCAGCATTCCTTACGCACTAGGCGCTATCAGACGCCTCATAAGGAAGTTTCGGATATTTGGGTCCGTTATAACGATTTTGAGAACTTGGCGAAGGATGCCTATGCCTTCACTCAAATGCCTCATGAATCGGTCTGGTATCCATGTATAGAAGCTATTCCTCGTGTTAAGGAGTTAGCCGAGGAAGTTTTTGACTATGTGCATGGAAAGGAATTGGGCGGCGTCCTGATTACCCGGGTTCCTCCCGGTGGCAGCGTAGAGCCACATATCGATACTGGATGGCATGCCGGGCACTACGAAAAGTTCGCCATCCAGCTAATGGGTAACAAAGATCAGGCTTTCTGCTTCGAAAGTGACGAACTTAGGCCGCTTCAAGGCGATCTTTATACCTTCGACAATTCCAAGACCCATTGGGTTACTAATGACTCCAATGAGGATAGAATGACCCTCATCATCTGCATAAAGAGGTAGATATGGTTAACTCATCTACCTTGGCTTATATCGAAAAGCCTCAGTTCAAGATTGAGGAGCATGAACATATCACCTTTGATATGTACTTCTGCTCCTTGGCATCTATGCAGGTTCATCCAGGGGCCGGCACCAAGTTGCACGAGAAACTTTCTTTAGAGGAGTGCCGAGATATGGCGATAAATATGCTTGAAATCCGGCGTCGTCTAATGGGCGGAGGGTCTTAAGATGCCCTGGGGCTATGCGGCGGTAGCGGTAGGCACCATTGCAGCAGGTGCCATGTCTTCGAATGCCGCCAAGAAAGGGGCTAATGCTCAACAGGATGCGGCTAATGCCAGCATCGCCGAGCAACAGCGCGAGTATGATCAAAGCCGACAGGATCAGCTTCCGTTCTTGCAGGCTGGTCAAAATGCGCTCAATTTGCAGCAGCAATACCTGTCTGGTGATACATCCGGATTTTCTCAATCGCCTGACTATCAGTTTGCCGTTCAGCAAGGCACGAAACAACTTGATGCAGGCGCAGCAGCTAAAGGAAATCTATGGGGTGGTGGCGCGGATGCGGATCGAATTGCGCTAGGTCAAGGTCTGGCTACGCAGTACGCTAACAACTACTGGAACAAATTGGCTGGCATGGCCGGTCAAGGCCAAAGCAGTGCTAATACCCTGGGGAATCTTGGTGCCAATATGGCGAATCAGACAGGCAACTATCTGACCAATGCCGGCCAAGCCCGCGCTTCGAGCTATGCGGGTACCGCTAACGCCTACAACAACACTTTGAGCCAGCTAGGCAATATCGGTGGACAGCTCTATCAGAACTATTATGGACCTCAGAATCAGGTTAGCCCCATGAGTTCTTCTGGAAATATTTGGTCAGGAACGAACTTCAATACGGGTAGCAATGGCTCCTATAACTTCGCCGCGATGAGCGGAGGCTCCTAATGGCTAATATCTACGATACCGGAGCAGCTATTCAGCAGCCTAACATTGCGGGAAATTTCCAGCAGGGCATTCAAACGGCTCGCCAAAACGCTGTCCAAAATATTGGTCTGCAACAGGCCCAACAGCAGCAGGCGGATACGCAGACATTGCGAGGCTTGGCACCTCAAGTCGTAGCGGGTGATCCGTCGGCCTATGCGCAGGCGGCTGCGCTCAATCCCGATCAGGCGAATGCCTTGCAGGGAGCTGGCAATAATCAACTGACTCGTCTCCGTGGCGCGATCAATTACATTGATCAGCAACCGACGGCTCAGGCCAAAGAGATAGCCTATCAGACAGCCGTTAAGCCTTATCTGGATGCTATCGGAGCAGCCCATGGAAAGACTGCGCCCGCAACATTTGCGGAAGCTGAGCCCATGATGGAGCAAGCCCGCGCACAGATTTCAACGCTGGGTCCGGGGCAGACGCATGTTCTTACCCCTGGCTCGGCCTATGTGGGCGAATCTGGCAACCTTCTCTATGCCAATCCTGTATCGGATAAGGTGCTTGGCAATCAGAGTGTCGGTCTCAATGGCGAAAAAGGTCCGGTTGTCGTCAATCCTTATACCCATCAGGGTTCATTGGTTAGTCTTAACGGCGGACCTTCGGTACCCGGGCAAGCTAGCGGCCTTTCCTCGCCCGATTTCTTCAATTCGGTGAACGATCTTGCAAGCAAATATGGCGCTACGATCACTAGTGGCGTGCGCTCGCCTGAGCACAATGCCGAAGTGGGTGGTGTGCCGAATAGTCAGCACCTGAGTGGTACAGCTGCGGATGTGGTCATTGCGCCCGACCAGAAGCAACAGTTCATCAATGATGCCAAGGCGCAAGGCTTGCAGCCTATCGATGAAGGTGACCATGTTCATCTACAGAATCCGCGCGGCGGTGCTGGCGTTAGTGGCGTTCGTTTGGCCGTGGGAACGCCTGCGCCAAAGACTAATACATGGCAGCAGCGTATCGAAGCGGCGAGAGGTCTTGGCTCATCGGATGAACAAATCAAAGGAATGGTTTTAGGAGCATCCGGCATGCAAAATGCTCAAGCATCTGATCTAACCCCCGATGCTCTAGAAAATGCTACATGGGATTACGTACTGAATGGGCATTTACCTCCCATCGGTCGGGGTGGTCAGGGACAGGCTCAACGAACCGCAATTATGAATCATGCGGCTGATATTGCAAAAGCAAGTGAGATTTCGCCTGCTGATTTAGCTACGCAAGCGGGCAAACAAAAGGCTTTGCAGGGAAGTTTAAATGCCTATCAGAAGCGCGCCGATGCCATGGCAGGTCAGGAGAACTCATTCCTGAACAATCTGTCGTATGCACAGAAGATTAGCGATAGCATTGATCGCACCATGTCGCCAGCTATCAACAAATGGTTGTTAACTGGCGAGGAACAGGCAGGTAGCCCAGAGGTGGTTAAGCTAAAGGCCGCTCTAACCCCGGTAGCGGCTGACTACGCAAAGATCATGTCCGGCGCTACTGGGGCTGGTGGAACGCCCGTTAGCACCATGCAGGAGGCCATGGACATGATCCGAACCAATCTTTCGCAGAATCAGTTCAATTCGGTGGCTGATGTACTGCGAAATGACGTCCATAACCAACGACTCGGTTCCCTGCAACAGCTCCATGCTATTCGGGACAATATGTCTCGATTCGGTAATGGTTCCCAGGGTGGCTCTCGGGCAGCATTGACGCCAGCACAGGAAATGGCACCTACGGGAACTCAGCCAACGGCTAGTGGTCAGCAAGACCATTCCAGCCTGTGGGGCGGCTAATGGCTACGCCCTGGAAAGATGTTATCCAGAATCCTCAGTATCAGGCTTTGCCGCCTGACCAGCAGGAGGCTGCGCGTCAACAGTATTTCAATCAGGTCGTAGCCCCTCAATTACCTGACGATTCTTCTGTGGCCACTGCCAAGCAGCAATTCGATAACCAGTACGGGCCTAGGAATACGCCATTCGATGCGGCCGTTCAGAATGAGGTAGCTAAGGCTCGCGCTCAAGATGCGCAAGGACCATCTTTAGGTCAGCGTGCTGGTGATGCTGTCATCGACTTCGCCAATGCCGAAAAGCATCATCTTGGCAATATGGCGACGGGCATAGGCCAATTGGTGGGTCATGGCATCACATCGGCAGCAAATGCCATTCTTCCGGCTGATAGCTCGCTACGCCAGCAGATCAATGCTACCAATACGAATGCCGATCAGGCTATCGCTCAGCGTGAACAGAACTATCAGGCAAATGTTCCAAATTCGCCAGCTGCATATGCAGGCGCTACCGCTGGCGAGATTGCGCCATGGCTTCTCGAAGCTCCAGCTAAGGGCGTCCAGACGATTGGAAATATTGCCTCTAAGATCGTTCCAGAAGCCTTTCCAGTGCTCCGTAGGATCGTCTCCGGCGTAGCTCAGGGCGGTGCAGTTGCCGCCACTCAGCCTGTCACATCCGGCCCTCAAGGTTCGCAGCTAGCTAGCCTAGTAAGTGGACAGCCTACCGCGCCTTCTTTCGCTACCCAGAAATCCGAGCAAGTTGGTCTTGGCGGCTTAGTCGGTGGCGTAGTCCCTGCCGTAGGCAATGTGGTAGGAAATATCTATCAGCTTGGGCGGCATATATTCAATCCGACCTCCGTGGCGGCACAGAACATCGCTGAAAAGCTTGGTTCGTCGCCTCAAGTTCTACAGCAGCTGGATACGGCACAATCGGGTGTTCCGGGTGTTCAGATGACGTCAGCTCAAGCCGCTCCATCAGCTGGAGCTGTAGGCGCTGAAAAGGCTATGGGTAACACGGCAGCCTTTAAGGAGCAGCTGACTCAGCGTCAGACACAGAATAATCAGGCTCGTATCGATGCTATCCAGCAGCTTGCGGGTGATGATGCTACGTATGCTGCTGCCAAAGCAGCGCGCGATAATGCGCCATTGCCCAACGGTCAGACGATTAGCCAGTATCAGAAATCTTTGCCATCAAAAACGGTTGATCCCAGCGCTATCTTGAAGACGATCGACAGCATCAAGAATAGCGGCCTTGGGGCACGGCCCACTATTTCCAAGGCATTGGACGACATCAAGTCAGCGATCAGCTCGCGTGTTGATGCCAACGGCCAGCTGCCGGCTGATATCCTCGATTCGATTCGGCAGAACACCAACGATTTCCTTGTTAGTCCTACCGGGAAGCAGGCCAGTGCTCAAGAGAAAGCGGGCGTTCAACCCATCAAGGCCAAGATTATCGATACTCTCGACAGCGCAAGCCCGGGCTATCGTGATTACTTGGCCGCGTTTGCGGATAAGTCGACCCCACTTAACACCATGGACGCCGCCCGCTCGATTCTTGACCGTGCTGATAACCATCCTCTTAACTCGGCTGGTGCTTCACCTCTTTCGCTGAACGATATTAATCGAGGGCTAGCCCAGATCGAGAAAGGTCGCTATGGCGTAAGTCCTCAAGCGCAGCAGACCTTGGATGCTATTCAGGAAAGTCTCAAGCGCGAAGGTATTTCTAATAGCATCCGATCCCCCGGATCGGACACGACGTACAACATCAATGCGCAGGGTGCGCTACCTTCGGCGATTCTTGGTCCGAATTTGGGTGGCGCTACTGGCAAGACTCGCCTAGGTGGCGCTGCTCTAGGATCGCTTATTGGTCAGCATTTTGGTGGTTTAGAAGGGGCTGCGGCTGGCGCGGGTCTCGGGGCTTTCATCAACAAAGGTGCTGATTTCGTCAATGGCCGCATCATGGAGCAGTATGCGAAGGGTTTGCTCAATCCTCAAGATGCCGCAACCATGATTCGAGCCTATTTGGCAGGCAATCAAAGCCAAGCCACGAAACTTCTGGCAAAATATCCCCAATGGAACGCCCTTCTTTCGAGTCAGGCTGGACGATCCGCCAATAATCCTTGAGGAATTGACATGGCAAGCTTCCGCCCCTTGGGCCAGTTCATTCAGTTCTTCTTGGACGACGGCACTGTCAATGCGGGAGGGTCGATCACGTTCTATGAAACGGATCTGACAACTCTCAAAGACACCTATTCTGATCCCGACCTTACTGTTCTCAACAGTAATCCAGTCACTTTGGATGCAGCCGGTCGCCCTTCAACGGATATCTGGGGTTCAGGCGTTTATGGCGCTGTACTGGCTGATACTAGTGGAACGACCATCCAGACATTGAACAACATACAGTCGGGCGCTGATCCAGGGCTTGCTATTCCAGCTCTCGTAGCTGGCGAGTTCCTAAGCAATGATGCATCGAATCTGCTATGGGAAGAAGTTCTACAGGTTCCCGACCCTACGGGATCGAATGGGCAAGTCGTAAGTACCGATGGAACCCTGGTCTTTTGGAGAACTTTGGCTCAGTTGGGCATTCCGGCATCCACGATTGCTGATGGAAGCTATCAGCTTGGCACGATGCTTATACAGACCGGAACGGGAACGGCTACGGCATCGGGTACGACTACGACGGCGGCAACCGTGACCTTCCCAATAGCTTATGCGAGTACGCCTTTTGCATTTGCAGTACCAACAAATACCGGCTTAAATAATAGTTGGGTTCCAGTTGTCATGTCTCAAACCATCGGGACATCGAGTGCAACTTTTCTTTTCGATAGCAACTCCGGCTTTCCTGGCCAGGGTAATTTCACCTCGACTCAGAATTTCCGTTGGTTAGCTATTGGTGTAACGGCATGAGCTTGACTCGTATCCAGCTATCGCTTCCCGATGCCCGCGAGGCTGTTACGGGCATTAAGATGCTGGCTACGGTTCCTTACTACAAGTTTTTCAAGAACATTGAGACGACTTTAGTAGCTCAACAGTCGCAGATTGATAGTCTTTCGGGTGGTGGTGTATCACCGGATGCTAATGTCATCGGCGCTGATTCAATCCTTACTCAAGGAACGCTTGCGGCTGGCATTGTTACAGTAAGTCTCATCAATGATGAGACTGATCCAGGAAATACCTATTATTACGGAACTGGATCGACCGGCCTAAAGGGTTTCTATACGGTTGCCAGCGCCTTCCTTGGGGCCGCTGGAAATATTGCCCTGTCTGTAGGATCCAATGGCGTAACAACCATTGATCTTGCTCCCGTAACTCAGGCTAATACGGGATCATTGCGCGCCATCACGCTGGATGCCTTTGGCCGAGTCATCGGCAATCGTGATGCGACGATTACGGGAACTACTGCCCGGATAACGGTGACAAATGGCAACGCCTCAGGCGGCGTGCCGACGATTGATATTGCGTCGACCTATGTGGGCCAGACATCGATTACGACTCTTGGCACCGTAACGACAGGGATATGGAACGGTAGCGTTATTACCGCACCATTCGGAGGGACGGGCCAATCAGCGTATGCCATCGGCGATATACTCTATGCATCGGCTACGAATGCCCTAAGCCGTCTTGCTGATGTAGCTACGGGCAATGTGCTTAGATCAGGCGGTGTCGGTGTAGCGCCAGCTTGGGGTAAGGTTAGCCTTACAACTGACGTATCTGGCATTCTTCCTATAGCTAATGGTGGTACGGGATCAACGGCTGGCGCTGTTCCTCCTACGCGTCAGATCCTGACTGGAACCGGCCTTACTGGAGGAGGTGATCTTTCGGCAGATCGAACACTTGCCATTGCTAATACGACCGTTACCGCAGGAACGGCCGGTGACTCGACCCATTTCCCAATAATCACCTTCAATGCCCAAGGACAGGCGACTGGCTATACTACGCAGGCCATACCATCTAGCGGCCTTACTCATCCACAAGTCATGACGCGTATTAGTCTGGGATTCTGATGATTCTCGACACTACATCAAAGAGCATAGAGGTCGTATTGTCGGCTGCTCCTGTGGCTAACCAAGCCCAGATAAGTGCATCTTATGCGGATAACGACGCTACAACGTTTGTTCCTGGTGAAGCAGACACAGTTAGCAATGGAACTACAGCCGTTACTGTCGTAGCTGCCCCAGCAGCTAGTAAGCAGCGTCAACTAAAGTATCTTTCGGTTTATAACGCCGACACAGCATCTATCACTGTTACCGTTAGGCTTAATAATGGAGGAACGATTAGGAATGCTTCGTCCTATATCTTGTCTCCTCAACAGACGCTTCAATACACGACGGACCAAGGATTTTTCGTAGGTCAGCCTAACTTAGCTAATGGCATCACGCCTGGATACATAGATGGCTTAAAGCTCATCACTGTTTCTGCCACAGCAGTTTCCTTCGGATCTGGTGCAGCCTATGTACAAAGCATTGGAGGTTTAGTAAATCTTCCATCGCAGTTCAACTTGACTGGCCTTGCATTATCAGCATCGACTTTCTATCACGCCTATCTTTTTCTTTCATCTGGCGTGCCGACCGTGGAATTAGTGACAACCGCACCTGCATCTCCTTACTACGGTACGGCTAGATCAAAGACAGGCGATACAACTCGACGCTATTTAGGTAGTTTCCTTACCGATTCAAGTGGGAACATTTTCCAGTTCAGCCATTTTGGAAATAAGATTTCATGGTTGGCAACATCAGCGGCAGCTCCTTTTCTACTTCTCAGCGGAGGAACGGCTACATCGTCAACTCCAGTCACATGCGCTGGTGCAGCCCCTTTAACCGCAAAGGCAGCGGTTTTATCTATCCTAAACACGAGCGCTACAGTTGATTTGCTTCTTAGCAATTCTCTTGGTCCAGCGCTAACGGCCAATTATATCTTGTTCATTTATCGGTCAACCGCAAGTACACTTGATATGCCTTTAGATGGATCATTGTCATATAACTATGCCTATTCGTCGGCACCTACGCCCGGCGTGAGCTTCCACCGTTGCATTGGATACACTTTCGAACGATAGGAGTAAGACATGTCTACAGCCCCAAGTTTCGGATACGCACTTTCCTTTAATACGGACACGCAAGGTTGGTCTTACCGAGCAGTGGCCGAAGGCTTTGAATTAACGGATGATGAGACGTTTTATACGTCTACTGATGATTTCCCACAGGCAGCCAAAGACTGGTTTGCTGCTCATCCATTTGGCTAGACCATGCTCCAAGAAGCCGCCCACATCGTCGCCGAGGCAGGGAAGACCATGGACTCTTTCATCTTCTGGGAGATAACCAGCGGCATCACTGCCTTTGTGGGATACGCCATCTGGAACTTGCGCTATCAGCACAAGCAGGATCTAGCTTTGCTTAGGCTTGAGAGCGACCGCGATAATCACTCCGAACAGCTGGATGAGTTTTCGGACGACCTTAAGAATCTGGTCAAGATGGTCACCCATATTGACCGGATCATGCGAAGGCTAGCCACGAGCCAAGGAATCCACGTGAGGGAGGACGATTGATGGCTGAGATACAGGAAGAATCGCTGAAAGAGCTTGATCTTGCTGTAGCCGAGGTTCGTGACTTCATGCGTCAGCGTGGTGGCATCCGAGGCGTAAACAACCAAACAGCCATCCATATAAACGCCGGAGGCATTGGGGTGTGGATATGCGTCACCTGTTTCGTTGCTATCTTGGCTTCGTGTCTCGTAGGATCGTTCTGGATGAATTCTGAGCTTGCCTCAATTCATCACGACCTCAAAGACCGAAAGGATGAGAACGACTCCATGAAGTCCTATCTTTCGGCCATCTACATGCAGGCTCCGCAACTCAAACCCACAGAGGAAAAAGACCATGGCAACTGATCCGATCATCATTCTCACACCGCACCCGCATCCGAATTCACAGGTCAGCCAGACTCAGCTTGGCTGGACCGTACAGCAGCCTGATGGTTCTGCCGCAGGTTGTGGCTGGGAATCCTTTGGTGCCGCTAGTGAGTGGCTTGCTGAAGCCCTGAAAGAGGACTGACCCATGAGCATCCGCGAACGCTTAGTCGAGGACGCTGGACAGTGGCACAAATGGTGGTCAATGCGCTGGTGGATCATCTCGACGGCGTTCGGGGGTGCTAGTCAGGCATGGCCGTCACTGCCCGCTGATTGGACGTCGGCACTTCCAGTATGGATGAAGACGGCCCTTGGCCTGGGTGCTCTTGGAAGCGGTGTTGCTGGCATGGTGGCTCGTTCTGTGAAGCAGAAGTCCAAGGAATTGGAGGATAAGCCCAATGGACCTTAATCAGTTCGCCAAGGCAATGGGTTGCTCTACGACTACAGCAGCCGCGTGGCTTGCTCCTATGACCGAAGCCATGGCTGAGTATCAGATAGGAACGACGACGCGTCAGGCAGCGTTTCTAGCACAGATAGGGCATGAGTCTGGCGGCCTTCGATGGCTAAAGGAGCTATGGGGTCCGACTGATGCTCAGAAGAAGTACGAGCCACCGTCAGATAAGGCTTCGCAGCTTGGCAATACTCAGGCTGGCGATGGATTTCGATATCGTGGTCGTGGGCCGATTCAGATCACTGGTCGCGACAACTACGTGAACGTCAGCAATGCCCTAGACCATGACTTCGTGACGAATCCCGATGATCTAGCATCGCCTGAATGGGCATCAAAGTCGGCGGCTTGGTGGTGGGCATCGCATGCGCTGAATCAGCAGGCTGACCGCAATACGGATCAGTCATTCCTAGCTATCACCAGAACGATCAATGGCGGAACAAATGGTATAGCTGATCGTCAAGCCAGATGGAAGGTGGCTAAGCAAGCATTGGGAGCGCCTTAATGTTCGCCAAACTCGAAGGCTATCTAATCGCGGCTGGAATCGTCCTGATTCTTATGGTTGGCGTCTTCGCCTGGGGATGGCACGTTGGCACATATCACGTACAGGCCAAATGGGACGCCGACAAGAAGTCTCAGGCTGTAGCCATGGCATCTGTAGAGTCAAAACAAGCCGAAGTCACCACCCAGGTCGTCACCCAGTACGTTGACCGTGTCCAGACGATCCAGGGCGCAACAAAAACTATCATCCAGAAGGTTCCCGTATATGTCACAGCCAAAGCTGATGCTTCTTGCCCTATCCCTAACGGCTTTGTACGGCTGCACGACGCAGCCGCAGAAGATTCAATGCAACTTCCCGCAAGCTCCATCTCAGTTGATGGTCAAGCCTCAGAAGTTAAACTCTCTGACGTCGCATCAACCATCGCCGGCAACTACGGCATCTGTCATGCCAACGCCGAGCAACTGACCGAGCTACAGGACTGGGTGAAGGGTCAGGCAGAAGCGGCGAAGGCTACCAAATGAGATGATTTATTCTTGTTCTTCACTCTTAGGCGAATTAGCCATAAGTGTCAAAAGAACCCAACACCCTGATCCAGTCAGCCAAACAAGAAAGCACACGGCGGCAAGGATGCATATGTTTTCTATGAAAGCCCATTTAGTCATCGCCCCACCTCCCCGCGCCAAGAAGACATGGCTTCATCGATAACTTCATCCCATTTGGCGTTCCTGTGACCAGTGATTAGGTCACATAGTCCATCAGACCACGGCGTATCACGAATAAAACGATACCTCGCCGCATCTGCATCCCGCGACGCGTCGGGCTTAGCGGTATCGTTGGCGAAGGATTGAATAGTCTCGTCGATAGCGGCTAACTCGCTGCGAGTCATATAGACAAGATTCGATGACGGCCCTTCAGAGTACGATCCGTCCGGATGCTTAACGTAATACGTTGGCTGGATGCTCGGACTAACAGGAGCGCGAGAAACGAACCATTCCAATGCATCACGCACAAGCTTCTTGGTTGGGTGTGACTGACCAATTCGATTCCAAAAATCGTTAACCACACCCTCATCCGCCCCCTCACCCGGCTGCGGCGCGGCTTCGAGCATGGCGGACCAGATTCGACAATTGCGTGTGTTGTGAGACTCGCATAGACCGTTCGTCTCAATCGCGTCATCGAATGTCGAATCAATCATTTTTGGCGTAGCCACCACCGGCACAAGACGCCACTCGTTCTCGTTGTAGGTCACAGTGCGCATGATTGCTCCGGAAGTTCTGGTATCGGGAGATAATGAGTTGGCTTGTTCTCTGCCGAGAATCCGGCC